GTGAAGGCCCGTTAAGGCCTTCATACTAAGGATTCCCCCGTATCTCTCTAACCAGGAGAGCGTACTTTGAATCCTAGTCCCGCTCAGATGCGTGTTGTTATTTATGGGCATAACTTTGGTTATAATTATGCAACGGTCTAACACCGGGCTGGGTTTCTTTCTTTTTGAGAAAGATGGTATGACGGAGGTAATTCTATTACCATCCGATAAGCCATTTTCCTATCCAAAAGAAGGTTGCGACGACACTAGATCCAACAACTCTGTGAACAGATCCTGGATTCAAATTATATAGACTCACGATAACAGCAATTATAGCTGTATACCAGTGATTAGGATACTGTATAGGTAAAACATTAAGATCAGGAATACCTGACCAATGCCATACCCACACAATACCATTCCATATAATGTCTTGGGTTACCGCTAAATGAATATTTACGGGCCAAGATAGAATTTCAGGGATCATTCCAGTAGTTGTCAATGATCTAAGATCACCGTTAAGTAAAGCAGACAACGTCTGACAAACGGGTGTTACTACTAAAGCTGTAAAAGCTCCCGTAGCTGCACCGAATGTATTTAACCAAGTGAAGTTTCCATCCCCGATCACGTGTAAATACGCGTCGATGATTTGACCTCCATGATTAATAAACGTAGCCGTGCTATACATAATCATATATTTACCAACAACCCAAACTGTCATTATAGAATAATGAAAGAAAGCGAAAACAAAATCATGTTTGCTTACTTCGTTTGGAGTTAAATTGGAAAATAAAGACAACACATCATGCAACTGGACGTTCCCCACCATTACCAACTGACAAAGGCAGAACCAGAATACGTAACCTAAACTTAAAGTGAAGGCAGTAGCTCCGAAAATATAGAAAATTTTAGCAATTGAAATTGATAAAATTAATATATTTTGTAGGATGTTACCCCTCATTAAAGAAGGAAGTAATCTATTTCTAGCCGTATTGAAAGCAGCTCTAGTTAAGACACCAGTCGCTAATCTTCTGGATGTTGCTCCTAATGCTCTGAAAAGTAGCATAGTATCAACTGAAGAATGATTTTAAACTAACTTAGATCTCTGTCCACGTCGATTTATCATTAAACCTATTTCCAATAGGATTTAACAGTTGGATCGACAGGTGGATTTGTCTTAGTTCTATACGGCCTTGGTATAGCCGTTTTCCCTAAGAACGAACCACTGTAATTTTCAAATTCGTAGACGTCGGGGTGAGTTATATTGTGTTTATCATTATAGGACATAGCTTTAGATACTGAAGATGCTAGAGAACCATATAAGGTTGCTAGATCTTCTGATCCAAATCTATTCGGTTTTAGAGCCTTAATCCATTTATTCCAAAGATTTCTTAACCTTTTATCGGCATTTATGCCGGGGTCATTAGTCTTATGGATAGGATCAAGAAGCTGTTTAACCGGAATTCCGTCTAATGTGTCTTCCCAATCATACCATGATTGAAGATTTTCTTCCTCCATGTATTGATAAGTCGACATTCCACTAGAAAACCCACTCAAACCTCCAGACATCTGATATAAATCGCACACTTCCAAGTATGCTCTTCTTACTTCCCATTCTAATGTTAATAGTTTCTGATTGTATTCTTCAATCATAGGACCAAAAACAATAGAATAGATTTCATTAAGAGCCGACTTGCTAGAGGTGATTCTCCATGGAAGATGCCACTGGACATGCGTCAACAATTGTTCTTTGTTGATCCCAGCGATCAGCGACATCGTAGTTCTCACTCTCTGACTTAAACCTTTTGAGAGATTTAAGTGAATAGATTGGAATCTAAGTCTATCAGCCTTATTAAGGTATTTATCTTTAATCATAAAGAAAAACTCCTTATAGTTTGACGGAATAGATAGCAACATCTCGTAAACAGACCATCTTAAAGAATTAGGTGAAGATCTATAACCTAACCCTAGTAATTTTTTAACATTACCAAGGGAGACGCTATATTTCTTGACAAATTCTAGTAGAGCAGATGAAATCCCAAGAGCCGAATAAAACTCTTTATAAGGTAAGGGACTTACGTCCACACCTTTAAAGTAAGTTTTCTTCGCAAACTCAAGGGCTGCTCCAGATGGCGAGATAAGAGATTTTGCCAAACCAACCTCAACACCTAATGATTTCATTATCAATAGATATTGGATTGCGACAGGAGTATTGTAAATAACAATATCATCACCAAGCACACAATATTCTTTGTATAAATGATGAGATGAGAATCCACTTCTCCATGCAGCGACCTGCACTATAAAGTGATGAGTTAATGCTAACATCCCCCAACTTGATAAAGCACCCATAGGTTGACCTACAGAATAAAACATATCAATGAAATCTCTTCTATTATAATTTCTTTCTGTTCTTTTTAAAGAAGCAGAGAAGACTTTAAATGAGATAGGATCTCTCGGTACGTTCCATCTATAAGGTCTACCTACTAATAAGTTCACCCAAGCTTGGGCAAACTTATCTCCGAAACAATGAGCAAGAATAGCTCTTTGTAAGGAAACAGGTAATCTATCAGTGGCTGATGAAAGATCGTAACTATATAATGGCACGGTCCCCCAAGGAATTTTCCTTAGAGGGGCGTGTTGATTAAAAGTTCCGTCTATATCAGAGTGATGTCTTAATATGGTGAAGATCCATTTATGCAACGGGTATAATGCCCATTGAGTAAACGGATCAACCATAGCAAAAACTCTTACTTTACCAGCAGCTTCCACCTTCGTACCTAATTTTCCGATGATTCCTATATTTGGAAATCTAAGCAAATAAGTAAGAGGAGATACGGTAAAACCGTGAAATCTTCATTCTTTAGTAGCTAGATATTCGAAATAAGAAGGGATTAGATCTCTATTCATATATTTATTACAGATTTTAATGGCGTTGTTAAATGAACTAGATTCTTTTTGTAAAGAAACTAGAGTCATTAAACTATTCCATACCTTTGGATACTTTTCAAAGGCTATATAAGATCTAATAATAGAAGCGGGGTGAGTGGAATTTTCAAAAATTCCTTTATCCTTTTTCGTATATGAGTTAGGAGAGCTAGTCCAAATCGGAAAAACAGTAGGTGCTACCAAAGATGATAAATTAACTTGTCCCACAAATAACCTAATAAAATTAGGTATATATGGTTTAAGAGAATTTACACCTTGAGGTGATACGCTACTTGGGGCTGTGATAGTTTTGAACTTAGGATGAAGATCCCAAGATAGTGATCTAAAGATAGCTAAAATAGTTAACACTACTTTAATCATCTTTGTATCACCCATTTTGATTCTTCTTCTTACCATGATAGGAAACATTTTTGGTAACCCATCATGAGTTCTAGCAATCCTTGGCCCTAATGGAGTCATGTCATGCAATTTGTGGTTCCCCAAGTATTGTTGTACAATAACAGAAGTTGCTTTAAGATATTTAACATATCCAGGCAATCCCTGTTTTCTATACACTTTAATACTCGAGGAGAAGATACATATAGTTAGTCTAACCCAGTTTGGTGTTATACCGCCTATTAAAATGGTCACCATTAAAATAAGAGTTTTCTTAAATTTTGTGGTTTCCAAATTAATAGTATGGGTCATTTTAGAGACCCTGGCACTCAACGTGTTGGGATCAAGAAGCATAAGCTTAGATAATTTATAGATGAAAAATTTCATAATAAGTTATTATATAGGCTAACGTTTACCCGAACCGGTCCTTGTTGAGACTTCAGTTTCCTCCTATTTACAAAATAAGAGGGCTGCAGCCACCATGGTAAGGAAAAGGTAAGTCAAACCTTTCTAGGTTGTCTGACCCATATGTCCAATATGGAGTTCTTCAATCTTAAAGCTAATGTTTCGCCATTTCTTAAAAGAAATGGTTAAAAATGACAAAACATCAACAAATCAAAGAATCCCAATCCCCGGACACCGGGTAAGATTCCTAACTATACTGCGGCGAAGAGTACATTGTAAGTACTATAGCCTTCTTAAAAGGAGCTATTTCAAAGTAATTTTGAGGTTACTTTAATCACCTTTTCTAAGAACCGGGCCACTCTATCTTAAATAGATCGAACTAGATCTATATCTCAGAATCCACGTTAATGGATATCGAATCTGAGAAACGATATAAGGAAAGGGCCGAGATCACATCCTGTGTGTCTCTGTCATCCATCCGATACAAATCGTAGTTCCTTTATATATACTCCCGTATACCCTCGCCGAAGTTTAGACCAAGGCTTGGAGTGTAGAGCTCAGATGATAGTGATTTCCACCAACTGAGGTGCAGGGTGTTCGCCAATTCGAACGCCAGTAACCGTTTATTACGGCCGATGTCTTGCATTGCAAGTTGCAGCAGCATTTTCAACGCAA